GTCTTCCCGCTTGGTTAAGAAAGGATAATCCGCCATGCTTTCATGGTCGGCTACCTCAAAGAACCCGCTTGCATCTAAGAACGCAACATAATCAAATGTGTAATCTTGATTACCTGCTGCGTCCTGCAATGATTCGGACAGTTCCCTTACTATGGAAACAAATGTCCTGCGGTGTACCCCATCAATCAATCCGTTGTTTACACGGGCTGACCAATCAAAAGCGAGACGGTGCAGTACTTCTGCTATCTCGTTTGAGTTGATGCTTTGGATTTTTTTCATTTTATTCACCTCCTCTCCCTCCTCTAGTGGTTGATCTAATTACGGGAATACTTTGATGTCGTTTGCCTCAAACATGACATCATCTTTTCTGACTTCGTCTCTAATTTCTAAATAGACAAAGTCCCCTTGGTCATCTGTTCCGATTTCTGTAATGACCCCAACCCGACCATAGTATGCGTGGAACGGATTGGTTACTCTTGCTTTGTTGCCTTCTTTCATTTCATCACCCCCTCTCCCTTCCTCTACAAACCAGTATAGTTCATTTTAATATAAATGTCAAATACCGTTTTTAAGAAATAGCGTAAATTAGCGGTTTTGTCGCTACGAGGCGTTGAGTTTATGCGGGGAATAAAAAATATATATTTTTTTTCAGCGTAAAACGGAACTTGAATGCTCTCCCATCGGAATGCCACACCCCGATACCCTAAAACAACTCTCTGCGCCTCGTGCCTTTACAGCACGATCTACCCTCGTTCCCGAGTGTTCTCGCCCGCACCTTGCGAAAGGTGTACGCCCTTGGTTCTAGCCGATTATCTAACTACTACAACGACACCTTTTGACAAACGAATATTCGTATCCGCCAAAGGACTTCCTATATCCTTGTGGTTCGTCTGCCGTTATTCCTGTATCCCATCCTGTGTTGTCGCACAATATACAACCTGCAGATACCTCTGCTGTAGTCGTACTCTGCACACGCCTAAAAGCATTATGTACTTCTTTAAGGCTTGGGAACTTAACATATGTATCCCGTAGAATCTCTAATGCTTTTCTGCCATCCGCAACATCGGCATCTAGAAGAAAGTCATCTTGCACCCAACCAGTTTTTATAGTATTTCTAGGTATCGTAGATGACGGGAACAACGCAACAATACGGTCAATCATGGTTTCAATCTGATTTGGGGTCATAAACCACCTGTTCTATTTCCCAACCTATAGGAATGTGTTTATAGCACCAATACCCGCCATCAAGAAACGATATAGCATATACATTGGCAAAATGCGGGCATTTGGGGATAGCGCAGGGTATAACCGCAATTAGGATTCCCATAGCGTCTTAGCGCAGTTTGGTGTGTCTTGTATGGCTATGGCGTGAAGGTAGCGCATAGGTTTTGGTTTTGCAACATCACGAACCATAATATTCTTGCATCGCTGGCAAAACGGTAGATTCCCAAGTGCTAAGGCGCATCATTACCAAACCATCGTTGCCCCAACCTTCGGGCATTAAAACCGCCCGAGCAGGTTTTCTTCGTGAACCAAAATCTGCCTCATTACTGCGAACCTGTTTCTCAATGCGTTCCCAAGCAGTTACGGCAGGTTGTATTTGTTTCCCTGCTTTAACCTCATTAGCAAACACCTCGTCTTGCCAATTCTCCTCATTACCATCACCAAACTTATGAGACGGTGCAACACCCAAACGCTTACGAGCGGTGCGCTGCTTGGCTAATCCTGCCCGCCTGTTGCGCTTTCCCCTCGCTACAGGGTCTCCACAACCTTTTATTCTGCGTTTCCCATCACGAGACTCACGACCCAAAGTTCCGAATATCGGGCATTTGTCTTTAAGTGTGCATCTCTCTGCATTGCCTTGGCACTCACCTTTGCGTTCATCCATGCTTTTCTGCCTGATCGTATTTTGCAATGGCTTTATTTACTAACCGTGCGTCTTGTTCATAGTTGGCATTCACTAGATCAGTGGCTACCTCATACCAATAATCCCTATCCTGCGTCATTGCTACTAATTTAGAATAAAGATTATCTATAATTGCTTTGTGCGTTTTTTCGTACATCATTTCTTCTCCTCTCTCTTTCTTTGATTCGTTCCTGTGGCGTTTTACCGCCGAATATGCCCCATTTGTCATCTATAGGGTCTAAATCAATAACAAGACTTAGACATTGTCTTTTAACCGCACAAGATTTACAAACAATTTTTGCTTGTACCCATCGGTCAGATGCAAGCGTGTCGTGAGGAAAAAACACCTCTACAGGATTCCCCAAACAAGCAGCATCTTCACGCCAATCATGCCGTCTATTCATTCGTATCTAATTTGCGTACTTGTTCCTCTATTAAACCGTAATTGTATAAAGCGGTTCTTAATGCCTCAATGCTTAACCTGTCAGTACCGTCAAAGACGGTGACAAGCCTTGCACAACTAAGCACATTCCCAAGCGCATTAAATAATGCCACGCTCATAGGGTATTGCTCATCTTCTGTCATGACTGTTTCCCCTTTTTATCCATAAGGAACTTAATAAGGTTTGACGCTTCCGAAGTAGACAATTCGCTTATCGTGTTCTTCTTGTATTTTTGTTGGATAAGCGGGATTATTTCACCTTTAATAACCTCTTTGCTAAGTTTGGCAATCAAACCCTTCTGTTTGTCTGTAGCATCCCCGCCACTTCTAATAGGTCTCACATTTGCTGGTCGGCTTTCTACCAATTCGCCACCAAAAGCATCCTCTAACTGGCTAACAACCTTAGAAATAGATTGTGCGCTTGGGTGTTCGGCACGAGAACTGGCTAATTCTTGAGGTGTCCGAACTGGCAAATTAACTACATTCCCTTGTGGGGCATCCCACTCTTGTTTAGACCAAAGACTCAAAGAAATACCAAAACGCATTGCAGCATTCCTAAGAAAATCGCCAATAAGTTCTTTGTCTAGATCAGGTTTGTTTGATTTAGCGGTTCCGCAACCTATCATTGACTTGCCCAACAAGGTAAGTTTGCCCCACATAGTTGCCATGTCGTTTATAGTATGAACTGCTGGTCTGCCGTTTTGCCACTCAATAGGTTCCCAACTCCAGTTTGGGTCAATCTCAATAAGGATGCGGGTAATTTCTGCGTGACTAACATACGCCAAGTTAATTCCGCTTCGGTTAATTGTGCCGACTATTGACGGGTCGGGCACTGCATACTGTTCCAGTACTGCCCGCAATAATGCTGTGTCTAATTCCGTTGCCACTACTTTGCCTTCTTTCTGTGTGTTCTCATCACACGGTATGGGTTTCCTTGCTTCTCGTATCGTGCAGCCAACTCGGGGTTTTCTAACTTAAACTTTGCAATATCCAAACTAGCCCTTCCCTCTTGTTGCCCCCATGATAAGACCTTTTCGCCATTATAGATAGCGATTTCGTTGCCCAAAAGCATTTTGGCGATTTCGTCTCGTGCTTGTGCTTCTTGTTCGTCTGCAACCTTCTTGTTACTTCTTGCTGTTTCTAATTGCAAAACCCATTCCATACCGCTATCGCCAATGTCAATACTGGTAGGCGTAACCTCGTAGATGCGGGCAATTTGATCAGCAGAAAAGTTGTTTAGGTCAGAAGGTGACGGTTGCCCTGATTCAACCATTTCGGCAAATATTTCTGCTTCTGTAACAAGGGTATCTATCGCTGTGTCGTTCGTAGGCATCTCAACAAAAGAGATTTTGAGGTCACGATCTAGAACGGCAAACCAAACAGGCAATTTCATTACCATTTGTTGTGCCCATCCCTGCCACAACCATTCTATAGGTAGGTCATTTGATGACCGAATTGCATATTTGTTTGTTGTTTTTGCTTCTACAACTATTTTTGGTGCAAGCGAATTGTCAATACCGTCAAGGCTTACAATAAATCTGCCTTCTCGGTACATTGCCTGCGGTGTAAAAATCTCTGTACCCAAAATGTGTGATGCTTCTTGTAGGAGAACAGGCTCAAGTATGTTGCCTCGTCTAAACGCAGGATTGTCTGGTTTGACTTCTGGTTCGTGCAGTTTGTCAACAAAAAGTTGCGCACGACTTGTATAAGGGGAAGCCCCCATTAGTGCAGGGGCATCACTCGCACCGAATAACACATTCCCATTCTCGTCACGCCAACGAAGTTTTAACCACTCTTCGCTACCGTGTTTTGGCTTTGATATAATTTGCATTCTTCTCCTTTGTAGGTTGGTTAATTTAAGTATGCCAAGGGGGTGTTACACGGTTTTATCTCTTGCCCGTTCTGCTTGTGGGTCACGAACATTCCACACCCCTCGCTTTATCTTGTTAAACAAGTCAGGGCGGTCATCCATGTATTTCCTTACTGTTATTGCACTAAAACCGCATATTTCGCCCAACATATAGGCGTTTGCTTCCTGTCCGACATTAGATTTGCACCAGTTATCAATAATCCCATACCCGTCAGCCCTGCCAACAACCGAATCTGACTTCCGTGCCGTTCCCAGCATCATCATAAGTTCATCAGTTGGCACCTGATCTCTTACCGATTTAGAAACCGCACCGACCCAATTAGGTCTGCCATAGGTAATAATTGCTTCTCTAACTTGTTCAACAGGTGTCATTCCCCGTTCTCC